CTGAAGAAGAAAAGAAGCTATATGCGGTCGGTGCCTGTCTCGGTTCTTTGGCTTCACAATTCAAGTTTACAGTTAATTTACTGTTCGCTGAATTTGTGGAGACCGATAAACCTGAGTCAGGGAGGCCAACATTAGGACTTCGACTCTTCCCGCGTCGGTTGGTTAGATATTTTCGCTCACGGCTCCTTACCCCTCGTAATATCCGAGCTCAGAAGATGAAGCACTTACAAATTGTTTATACAGTGTTTCAGGGTCTGAAGAAGGGTTTACTCCCAATTAGACCGGATGCGATCGACGAATCGCTGGTTAAGCACCGAAAGGCGCTAACAGCGGATCCCTCAGTTGATCCTGTCCTCTTGGAAGATATTATGGAGGTCATGGAGACGGAGTTCAAGGACTTACCCTACCACATGGAAACATTATGTGGGAAAGTACCAGGTGAATTATCTGGGAATGGGGTGAGTAAGGAGAGGTTTCTGGCGATACAGCCTGGGGCCCTTAGTACTAAAGCGACGATTGAATCGTCCTTTGGGAACTTGGGTCAGGTAGGTTGGGCCAGAAGGGAGATGTCTGAGATGCCTGAGCTTGATTGCTTGGTGCTGATCGGACATAGGAGGAAGGAAGGTAGCTGGGAAGAAGAGCTGGTTTATGGGCCCTACTTCTCCGACTGGGACATAGTTCAATGTTTAGAGAACCATGTTAGGAAGGAGGGGTGGTTATCGATGGAAGTTCGTCCGTCGGTGGTCCTAGAGCCGTTGAAAGGAAGGATTATAACGAAACCCGGTGTGGGTTCGTATCCTTTATTTCAGCCTTTACAAAAGGCTCTTTGGGGATACCTACAGAAGCGACGTGAGTTTGCCTTAACTGGCCGACCCGTTACTGAAGAGGATATCTACTTCGTAGCCGGATCGTGGGAGTTTGGCAAGGGATTCGTTAGCGGAGACTATTCGGGTGCCACTGATAACCTGAAAGGAGAGATTTCGGAAGCAATTCTGAAATACGCTCTGAGTAGGTTCAGTGACCCTCTTTTGGTCAATCGTGCTGTTGAATCCTTTTGTCGATCGCTCATCGATTACTCGAAGACCCCAGTGAGTGGAAAGGGGTGGCCGGAGATTTACGGCCCGTGGAAGTGCATGGAGTTTGACGACCCTGATTTTAAGGGACCAGTCCGGACAAAAACGTCGTGCGCGCAACAGACCAATGGTCAACTTATGGGGCATGTGTTGTCTTTCCCTGTACTATGTCTTGCAAATTATTGTATTTTCAAGGCTGTGTATAAGAGAATGAACAAACCTGCACCCAATGTGTTGGTCAATGGGGATGATATCCTTTTCTGTGCGACGCAACCGGAGTATGCCGACTGGTGGACCAATGTGAGAAAGTGTGGTTTTTATCCCTCTGTGGGAAAGAACCTGTTCTCGCCTCGGATTGCCCAAATCAACTCTGTGCTGTTCCGTGTAACCCTGGACT